AAACTCTTCGTCTAGACGGAAATTTATATAAAAATCCATCATCTGTAAATAACGATTCACTTGCTCATTTATTAGGGGAAGATATTTTTTTATGATCTTTGCTTTTACTCCTCCATCTTGTAATAGAGAGTATGCAAAGTTGTTGTAGTTTATCTCCTCTTTTTCATTAGCAAGATTATCAAATACAATCTCAAGTTCTCCTTTGAACTTTCCTAATTCCTCATGTTCAGTATTTCTGTTTTGTAACTTACTGGTAACAGTTTGAATTTCCTGTTGTAGATCTCCTGTTTGTTGTTGTAAAGCAGAAATTCTAGTATTATTTTGAGAAATGTCATAAGTTAAGTTGCTGATCTCCTTAGTGAAAGTGTTTGATTGACGCTCTCGTTCTCCTTCTTTTCGTATTGACTCCTCCAGTTTCTGATAACCTTCGTTGAGTTCCTGTGCCTTAGATTGAGCGTCTTTAATTCTATTTAACCGAAATGATTCTTCAATGTGTTGGGCACATGTAGGACATGTTTTGTGTTCACTGAAGAACCTTTCTTCTTTAGTAATTCTTGATACTTTATTACCTATCTTCTGTTTCAAAGAACCTAGTTGTTGCAGTCGTTGTGAAGCATCTGATACTGTTTCTAATTGTTTCTGAACGCTAACTAAATTTTGATTTAATGTTTCATTTTTCTTTAACAATTTGTCTACATCTAACGCAATAATATTAAGTTTTTCTTCTTTTTCGTGTATAGTTTCTTTACCTCTCTTGTCTAGTTCTCCTATGAACTCCTCTTGCATCCTTACCTTATCATGTAAGTTGTCTTTCTTTAACTCTAAAGTCCTTACAGAGTCCTTGACGACCCTTAGTTTGTCTCTTACTATGTTATTCATAGCAGAGAATATTTTGATGTCCAGAAGGTCTTCTATGACCTCTCTACGGTTAGGACCGTTGAGTTGCATGAATGGTATAAAGTTACTACTACCTAGAATGACTATCTGTGTAAATGATTTAAAATTTAATTTTAGTATCTGTTCTTCCAGAACCTTTTGATTGACTCTATCATCTGCTTCTTTGTTACGCATATTACCATCTATCTCAATATCAAAAATGTTCGGCTTGATACCACGACGAACAAGATATTGTTTTGAACCAATCTCAAATTCTATCTCTGTCTCTGTACCTTTCTCATTAGTTGTATTGACTAACTGAGTCTTTGTAATCTTTCTATATGGTTTATTGAATAGCACAAAACATATGGCATCTAGCACAGTAGATTTACCTGCACCATTTGCTCCTACAATCAATGTGGTTCCATCATCATTTAATTTTACTTCTGTCCATTGATCACCTGTAGACAAGAAGTTTTTCCACTTAATTTTTTTGAACCGAATCATCCTGTTTTGGAGGTATTACGAAGTCGTTTGTTGAGATAATACTATACTTATAATTATACACCTCACACGCTTTTATTGCAACCTCTTCGTCAACTTCTATAATATCCATTTCTTTTTCTGTCATCTCGGCATATCTAATTGCATCGTCTTCCTCTTCAAACATAAAGAGAACTTTTTCTCCATAGCGATTTAGAACAGCATAGGCACCATCGTCCCGTCTGTCTTTAAGTGTAAGAAGATACATTAGTCTACCTCGCAAGCTTCGGTGTATATTTGCTGTAGAATTCCTTTAATGAGAGTTTTATCTCCTTCAAATTCAGATTCATCAATATAGCGATTCAATATACCTATCGTATTCTCAGTTTCTTCAACTTCAAAGTCCGCACTTTCGGTTAATACAAAATTTTCAATTATCTTTAAGTCTTGAATACCAGAGTTGTATAATTTATCTATAAATTTTTCAAATTGCTTTTGGTCGGTTTTCTTCTTTACAACAACTTTAATAATCTTATCTTTAAATTCTCTCGTATCAAACAACTTATAATTGGTATCTTCATAATAAAGATTGTAAAATAACCTGTAAGGATTGTTTACGGGTTTGTGTTCAATAGTTTTAGTATCAAAGATATGAAACCCTCTGGTATCTAAAACATCGTTCCAGAACATTTCATAAGGGTTTCCGAGATAATATATCTTTCCATTATCAGAACGAGTATGATAATGACCTGAGTAAACACGATAGAATTTATCAAATATCTTTGTATCCATTCCGTGTTCCATTCTATGTCCAGCAGTTGCAACAAAACCATTTAACTCAAGATGACCCATAATTACATCAGCAGATGTAGTATCCATCATTTCAAGAGTCTGTAATTTATTCTCCTCATTTATCCAAGGAAGCATTAAAATATCTAATCCACCAATATTAACAGTTGTTGGTTCTGAATAGACTTCAACATTATCATACTCTTTTAATAAAAGTTCTACTGTATTAACTTCATTTGTATCTTTATAGTATGCAGTGTGATTACCAACGATTGTATGGACAGTAATACCCATTGCTTGTAATCTGGCATAATAGTTTTTCTTTGTCCACTCAAGCGTTGCTAGGTCAATATTACGACGATTATCAAAAGTATCACCCATATCAACAATCGTATCAATTTTATTTTTCTCCAAGTATGGAAAAAAGATGTTATCGTAAAACTTTTTAAAATATCTGTGTATATAATCAGCACCTTTTCTTGCACCGAAGTGCTGATCTGTAATAATTGCTAACTTCATTTCTTTTTCTTTGGATAATATTGGAAACCTTCGGTTTGCTCACGCAACTCGGATAATTTAAATGTAATCATTTTATCCCAAGGAGTATGTGAATCCATCAGAACAGCAGCCTTTTTACCCTGTATTCTCTGAACACATCCAACATATCCTCGATAGATTGAATTTTCATCTATCACCTTAACTGTAGAACCTGGTAAAATCATCTGTTACTTGACTTATATTGAATATTATCTTTGATTGTATTATAATCAGAACTACTACCTGCCATTGCACTATCATCAACTGTCATCACTTCTTCAAATCCTGTCTTTTCAATTATCTTTGTCTTTATTTCTAACTGTTTCTTTTCTTTTTGTATTCTTCTTAAAAATGCATAATGTATGATTTGAGTAAAGTAGGCAAATGGGTTTCTTGATTTCTCTGGGTCAAAGTTATGAATATACTGAACACAGTTCTCAATACCATCAGATATCATATCATCACGAAACATATAATTTACAAAGTTTGGTTTATATGACAAATGTGTTGCAATTTTTAAAAAACAAGAACCTAAGTAATTTGTGATGCGAGGTTTCGGCAAATCATTCTCTGCTGCTTCTTTTACCTCTGCACGATATACAATTAATGCCTCTAAGAGTTCACGATTATTTACATAATGCTCCGATTTTTTCTTTGCCATATACCTGACTTAATATAATGATATTATAACATATTTTATAAGACTTGACAAGTCACTGAATTTTATGTACAATAACCTTTGTAGAGGTTCAAGGGTTGTTAGGCTTATCTATATTATTCTTAAAAATATTCTCAAGGCTCTGGCGAGCATCATCAACTGTAGTTAAAAATCCCATTTTATCTGTTAGAGATACTTTACCATCAATTTCAATATCTATATCATCTTCATTTAGATATCGATTATAGAATTTAATCATTTGTTTATCATTTACTTCTGACATTGTAATAATTTTATCATACTTAATTAAAAATAAATCTTGATCTGGTAACTCTAACCAAGGTTTAACTTTAACATATTTTCCTGCAGGACTTGAGAGCATTTTCATTATCACTGGGTTTGAAAGCATAATAATTGAATCTCCATCATTTTCATCGACAGAAACAAGTGAGAAAATTTCTTCTCCCGTAATAAGTTTTAATACTGCGTGAAATTCCTCTCCCATTATATTAAATCGTAATTGACAATACATCTAACATTACTATTTATAGGTTGCTCTGCTGTGTGCATTAGACCTCCATCAAATAGTACAACACGTCCTTGTTTTGGAGTTACTTTTTGTTTGACGGTATAAGTTTTTGATTCTTTTCTTTCATTGTATATAATTGTATCACCATCACTATCACAAACATAATAAAGAACTACAAAATGTCTGATAGTCTCTAAATCTATATGTGGTGTATCAACAGTTTTATCTTTTAATCTTAGTGGAAACTGCAAAAAAGATCTTCCTTGAAGAGCGTTTACTTTACTTATACCTAATTTAAAACAAGC